AGGACACGACCAGCTCCATAAGGCTCGTAGTGTCCTAGCTCAAGCGAAGTCGGACTTACACCAAGGCCTAAGCCCAGAGAAACAGCAAGTTAACTCAGGGACAAGCACAAGGTCTTTACAGTATGCATATGACGAGACCTGGAAGCACCAATGGTCTAGCGTTTCAGATGATTATGCTACGAAGGTAAAGCAGTATTGGAAGTGTATTACATCGTTTCTAGTGGACGAGTTAAAGCTCACTAGGATAGATAAAATCACAGCCAAACACGTTGATGAATACGTACACCATCTGAGGGACTTTAAAGGGAACTCAGGTAGTACAATTAACAACAAACTGGGTGTATTGTCAGCCATGTTTAAGCTTATGGCTAGACACGGGGTTATCTCGACAATTCCAGGAATTAAGTGGCAGGAAACGAATGGGGCTAGACTTAGGTATTACACACATGATGAAGAGCGACAGTTGCTTGAGCTATGTGACCTAATAGACTTCCACGACACGGACATCAACACGTTGCTTAAGGACTTCACAAAGGTTCTATTCGCAACAGGTATGAGACCGTGGATGGAGGCCCATAACATCCAGCGAAGTTGGATACGTCAGGACAGTAGCGGTAACACGATACTGACAGTGCCAAAGAAGTTCTCTAAGACTAACGAGCCAAGAAGCATACCGATAACTGGTGATGCGCTTGAGGTTATCTGGAGGCGCTCTAGTGGTCTAGAAAATGATGAACGATTGTTCAAACGACTAGACTACAAATGGCATTGCAACAGGTTCTGGCAAGAAGTAGTCCGACCTAATATGGGTTGGGATGAAGATGAAGTCTGGTATGGCATACGACATACATTCGCAACTAGGTTATGCGAACTGAATGTGTCACTCAAGACTGTAGGCGCTCTCATGGGCCACTCTAACATTAACCAGACAGCTCAGTACTCTAAAACTACTGATGACTCGATGGCAAATGCTATAGCTCTTCTATCAGGCATGACAGGTCAACGTGATGAAGGTGCAGCAAGCTTTCAAATGATGACAAATGATAAGGAAAGAAGCGAGGAAAGTTTCCTCAAAATAAGAGCCGTGAAGTAAGACACATCACGGGAAACCCTTAGCAATCAAGGGGGTCAACACCTAGTTAACGACCGGATGAGGTTCGAATCCTCTCGGGCGCGCCACACTAGGGTTGACTTCCGTTACCAAATGGAAATCAAATGACAATATCAAATGTCAAGCAAATGGCTTATCTAATGGATAGGCCTTTTTGTTGTGTTAACAGTTGTCGATTGGTATACTCAAGCAAGTCTACAGACCTAGGAAAAAGCCTAGGAAACTGGACTATAAACTGCCCTTTAAAGCTGGTTACTTTTTAACCAATTAATTAAATTGCATTATAGCGGACGCGAATCCAGAGACTGGCATAGCTATGCTCCCAAGGTTGCCGAATGGTGACTATTACCAACCCAGAGATAGGAGTGACACATGTCACAGATTACTGATACATCTACCATCAATGATGAAAACCGATTAATAGATATGCAAGTTGAGCTTGAGATGTCTATGAGAACCGAAGGTATCGAAAAGATGAAAAGGAACATCTCATCAAATCAAAAGGTAGGTGGTGAAGCCTCTACTGAGTATGGACACAAACTCATGATTGAAGGACTCTATAGGTTCTCTATAGGAGTCAGGGAATGGTTCAACTCACCCGTAACAGCAGGTAGAGGTAGTAGAGTCCATAAGATTTTACGTGAAGGTGACCCAGAGGTAGTGGCTTACGTATTTATGAAGTCCATCATCAACGGTATAAGTTCAAAGACCATGACACTTCAGAATGTCCAGAGAGCAGCAGCTTCTAACATTGAAGATGAGTACCGCCTAGCCCAGTTACGTGCTGAAGACAGGTTACTTCACACTAGATTGATAGATGCCTCAAATAAACGTATAGGATGGGCCAAACGTGACACACTTAAAAGTGGTATGACTGATGCTGCAAGTAAAGGTAAGGTTAGTCACTGGGAAGAATGGGATGGCAACCTAACCATTCAAGCAGGGAGTAAGCTGCTAACAATTCTGATGGAAACAGTAGGTCTAGTTAAGATAGTCCGAGAGACCGCAGGGAAGAACAACAAAGTCAATCGCCTAGTAGCTACAGATGAAACTCTAGAATGGATAAGCAAGCGCTCAGACAAGGCAGGGCTAACCTCGCCAGTGTATAAACCAATGGTAGTAAAGCCACGTGATTGGACTTACGACAACTTAACAGATGGATGTTACATAACACGTCACAACCGACCAGTGAAGATTATTAAGTCACCTAATAAGTCCTACTTTGAAGAGCTAAAGCACACTGACATGGATGTAGTCCTATACTCATTGAATGCTATGCAGGGAACCGCGTGGTCTATCAATAAGCCTATCTTAAAGTTACTAACTGAGATGTGGGAAGCAGGCGTAGATTGGTGTCCATCAATCCCAGCAAAGTATAGAGAGGATGAGCCAGAGAAGCTTGCAGACTACGATAATGCATCCATTCAAGAGCGCGCAGCCTATGCTCAAGAGCGCAGTAGAGTCCGTGTATCCAATCGTGAGGAGGCATCCAAACGCCTTGCATACGTGAGTATGATGGACACAGCTACCGAGTTCAGTCAGTACGATGAATTCTTCTTCCCAATGCAGATGGACTTCCGTGGACGTTGCTATTCAGTGTCCTCATTCTCAGCACTAGGACCCGATGAAATGAAGGCGACTCTTAACTTTTCTAAGGGTAAAGCTTTAGGTGATGAAGGTTGGAAATGGTTAGCAATCCACCTATGCAATGTAGGTGACTTCGATAAGATGTCTAAGGCTACATTTGAAGACCGAGTACAATGGGTCATGGATAATGAACAATGGATACTAGACTGTGTAGAGAATCCTTGGGATAACCGCAAGTGGGCTGAAGCTGACAAACCGTTCCTCTTTATGGCTGCTGCGATTGAATGGAAGGGCTTCCTAGAACAGGGTGATTCATTTGTGAGTCACATACAATCGAGCCAAGATGGCAGTTGTTCAGGCCTCCAACATCTAGCGATGGCTATGAAGTGCAAGACCACCGCTGCTAGCGTGAACATACTACCTAGTGACGTGCCTCAAGACGTGTACCAAATCGTTGCAGACAAGGTTACAGCCCGTCTGGTTGAGGACTCACAGCAGGAGTATGAGCATTGGGGTGAACCTGTCCTAAACAACATGGGAATTCGAGTGCCTTGCTATACGGAATTAGCATTGGAATGGTTGAAGTATGGCTTTGGACGTGGTGAAGCGAAAGTTTCTACGATGACTTATTCTTACGGAAGCAAGCAGTACGGTTTCAAGACTCAAATCCAAGAGACTGTCATGAAGAAAGCTAAGAAAGACTGTGCAAGAACAGGCCAGGATTTCCCGTTCTCTTATGATGGTGGCTATCGTGCATCTAGTTATATCGCTAGACTTCTTTGGGAAGCCATAGTAGACACAGTGAAGCGCCCAGCCCAGCTAATGGAATGGTTAACGCAAGCTGCAAGTATGGTAGCTAAGACTAAGTTCACCATGCAGGATGGCTCTAAGCAGACCATGCCTGTACGTTGGACTACACCTCTAGGCCTACCTGTACTTCAGTCCTACTACAACATGGAGACTCGCAGGGTACGCACCAGTATCAATGGCACCATCGTGTACATGAATAGTAACTCACCGCTTGACCAAATCTGTAGCCGCAAGTCAGCGCAGGGTATGAGTCCGAATTATGTCCACAGCCTAGACTCTAGCCACCTTATGCTAGCAGTAGCACGTGCTAAGGAAGAAGGCATCGATGACTTCATGTTAATTCATGACTCTTTCGGAACCCACTGTGCATCAACTGGACGTTTTGGGTCCATAATTAGAGAATCCATGCTGGAGATGTATTCCAATAGTGATGTAATCCATGACCTGTACCTAGAGTTACGCACTCAGCTTCTACCTGAAGAAGTCGAAGACCTGCCATTACCGCCAGCCAAGGGCAACTTGGTATTAGCTGATTCACTAGAGTCACGCTATAGTTTTGCCTAATGTTTGTCGATTGGTATAGATTACCAGAGCGTGTAATTAATTAAATTGCATTATAGCCAGACCAAACTGAAGACCCTCAATCCCGAGGGTTTTCTTGTATATGGAGATTGACTTATCGAAGACCTAACCCTTGAGCAGGCCTTTGCTGCCGCGCTTATCCAAACAGGAGAGCCACTACCTTTAGACCTTGCCGCCAAATTAATGGAGCAGGGAATCATCCTCGATGAATTCATCGAATCACACATTAACAAATAGCGTTTATACGCACCTGACATATAGGAAATTATATGACCCAACGCAAGAAAACCAACAAGCTTCCGATGCACACCTCACCACGAGGTCGTACAGAGTGGGCTAAATTATGGACACCAGATACTAAATTTAATGTAGATGGTGAGTACGGTACTAAATTAGTGATGGACAACTCAGACGCTACAGACATCATGGCGATGTTAGATGCAGCCCATGCCTTAGCAATTGACTCAGCAGTAGAAGAGACAGGTAAGCCAAGGGAAAAGATACGTGTCACTGACCCTTATGATGTTAACCAAGAGACAGGTGATGTCACCATTAAGTTAAAGCTTAAGGCTAAGGTCACCACTATGAAAGGTGACACATTTGAACAGAAGCCTATCGTAGTTGATGCCAAGCGCCAGCCTATCACCAAAGAGATTCCACTATGGAATGGCTCACTGGTACGCATCGGCTTTCAAATCATACCGTATTACACAGCACTAGCAGGCGCAGGGTTATCTCTACGTATGCGTTCAGTGCAGGTGATTGAAGCATTAGCTGGAACCAGTGAAGCCACCTCGATGTTTGATGACGAGGAAGGTTACTCACACGTTGCCGCAACAGTACCTGCTGAAGCCCAGAGCTTCCAAGAAGAATCAACGGAGGACTATGAAGACGTTCCATTCTAAAGACGTTGGTCTTAAGTATGGATTTAGAAGTGGACTAGAGGTACGGGTAGCTAAAGAGCTTACGGCTCAAGGCATCCCGTATACATACGAGGAAGAGAAGATTGCTTATACAAAACCTTCTCGCCTTAGCACTTACACGCCTGACTTTAAGATAGGTCATATCTTCATTGAGACCAAAGGCCGCTTCATGGTGGCTGACCGCCAGAAGCACATTCTAATCAAAGAACAACATCCTGAACTATCGATTCGGTTTGTGTTCTCTAACCCAAATCAGAGAATCTCAAAATCTTCTAAGACTACATATGCAATGTGGTGTGAGAAACACGGGTTCCTGTATGCAAAGGAGAGTATTCCACACGCATGGCTAAAAGAAGCAGTACAGAATTAATTGTAATTCACTGCACAGCAACACGTCCTTCAATGGATGTAGGAAGAGTAGAGGTTGACGCATGGCATCGCCATCGTGGATTTCTAGGTATCGGGTATCACTATTTGATTAGACAAAATGGACTTCTTGAAGAAGGCCGTGACTCTGAACAGGTAGGCGCTCATGCCCGTGGCTTCAATGCCACATCTATTAGTGTAGCAATGGTTGGTGGCGTTACTGAAAAGGACGTAACCATATCAGAAGACAATTTTACGGACGAACAATGGGTGACCCTTAAGGCACTCATCGAAAGGTTGACGGAGTTATATCCAGACGCTGAAGTCCTAGGCCACCGCGATTTACCTAATGTTTCTAAAGACTGTCCAGCCTTCGATGTGAAGACCTGGTGGGCCTCTATAAATAATTAAATTGCACTATAGCCAGACCAAACTCAACGCCCTCAACTGAGGGTGTTTCATTCTTATGAACTCAATTACCGAGAGAAATTTTATGTCACAAGCACAAGTAGTCCTTAACCACCTAACCAACAATCGCAAGTTAACTTCTATAGAAGCCATTGGACTGTACGGTATTACCCGTCTATCTGCTGTCGTCTATCGCTTGAAGAATGAGGGTGTTGAAGTTAACACGACCATGAAAGGCGGGGTGAAAGCTCCTTACGCTGAATACAGCTTAGTCCACTAACCGTGAGGGAACATGATGACAGTCCCGTGGTGGGGCGTGAACCCTGCCCTGACTGTGGTTCCCGTAACAACTTAACACGCTATGCATCAGGCCGTGCGTACTGCTACGGCACTGACTGTGGACGTATGGAATGGCCCGATGATGATGAATCCAAACCCCAACCCCAAAGGACTCGTATGGCTAGTGATTTAATAACAGGTGATGTTCGTGCATTAAGACAGCGTGGCATCTCTGAAGAAACAGCGAAGCACTTTGGTTACAAGGTTGGTTCATATCGTGGACAGCCTGTACATATCTGTCCATTACATAATCTTAAAGGAGAGTTAGTAGCACAGCAGTTAAGAACACAGGACAAGGAGTTCCCAATACTGGGTGACTTTAAACAGATGCCTATGTTCGGT